TCGCAAATCTGATATACTGTATACAGGAATAAAAGGCCCTTGCGATTGCAAAGGCCTTTCACTATACCCGTTAACTGTTCTTCCGGGCATCCTCAAGGATTAGGTGCCGGACGTACTCACTGGATGTCATGCCGAGCTTGGCGGCGCTTTGTTCAAGCACTGCTTTAATCTCGGGGGAGATGCGTATTTGCAGGGTTGATGTCTTGACTGCCATGGTGTACCTCCTTAGCGCAGCTTCTTTACCACAAGATACAAGGCTACTGCTGCAATGATTAGGGCTGTTAGGCTGATGATCAGTGTTAATGTTTGCATGTTGCCGATGACTGACATATAATCTAGATGTAAAACCCCCGAAGGGGCGGGGGAGGTTAATCCCCCTTGTTCTTGGTAGCCAATCTGATGAGCAGTACAGCCGTTGCCAGGTTTAGGACTGCGGTTATCAGGTTGGCTATTGTCATGATGTCAGGCATCTCGTCACCTCCTTTCTTTCTATGTTGTAAGTATACTAAGTGTAATTACATATGTCAATACATTATATAAATAAATATAATTAAATTTCTCTTTAAAGCCTTGCTATTGCAGGGCTTTTTGTATTGGGGGTGGGCAGTGTGGCTAAGTCTAAATGGCCGGGGGTTTTTGAGAAGCTGGTGCTGGTGGAGGCGTGGGCGCGGGACGGTTTTACCGACGAGCAGATATATAAAAAGCTGAGGATTAGCAAGGATACTTTTTATAAATATAAAAACGATTACCCCGACTTATCTGACGCCTTAAAAAGGGGCAAGGAGATTGTCGATGTCGGGGTTGAGAATGCGCTTTTAAAGCGGGCGCA